GGTAACGTTAGTCACATACGGGCTTGCACCATAGGCAACTGTCGCAAGCTGGGTAAAAGGCAGCGTCTGCCCCAACACCAGCGACGCCACGTATGATTCAAGCGCAGCGTTGACCAGCGCGACCACCTCGGAACGCACGGCTGGCGCGCTCAGAGCCAGCGTCATCGCGATATTGGCGGTGACCAGCTCCGGCGCAAATACGCTAAATGTGACCGTAAACCCGCGCACGGCATCGATCGCGCTGTAGGCCTGCCCCAGAAATGTACTTGACGGGGATCCGCTTCCATCGTCCACCACGGCATAGAAATAGCCAGGCTGAGACAGGCCACTGTAGGTTTGATTTTCGGTCAGCGTGTACGTCACGCCGTTTTGCATGCTCGAAAGCGCATAGCCGATCGCTGACAATGTCGATTTAGAAAGTGAGGCAATCCACAGCACGAATCGGGCACGAAAATCCGTATCACTTTCCGCATCCTCACCGCTGCCAAAGGTCACCGTATTGGTGACGGTATCAACATACTGAATCGATCCTGAGATCACGGTAATCGTGCCCTGCTGCGCATTCCCTGCCGCGCCAGCCGTAACCGCCTGCACCGGCACGCTTACAGACGTTACACCGGCAGCAATGACATAACCGGCCTGCGTTGCGTCATAGGCCGCATTGCTGGTATCCGTCGTGACCAGAAACGACTGTGTGCCGTCGGTAGTTGTGACCTGAGTCCCTACCGGGATCACCGCCTGATTGGTTGCCGTAAAGCGGCTGAATACTACCTGCCCGGTCGCCGCCGTCGCCGCCAGCCGGGTAAAGCTAAAATCGGCCATCCAGCTGTCGAGATCGTCACCGGATGACGTCGCGGCTCGGGTTGTCACCAAAAGATTAACGATAAGCTGTTGAACCCACATCACGACAGCCGAGTTTGATTCAACAATTGATCGCAAAATACTGCCTATTGCGGTATCTACCAGTCCGCTGGCAGCGCCCTGTATTGCGGTCACCTGTTCACTGACCAGTGTTGCAAATGCTTTTAGATTGAGAGCCACGCGATTACCTCGTCACGTCGAAACTGAGAGTTGCAGGGGTGCCGGTAGTGGCGTCGGTATAGCTGACATAAACGCTAACCCCCTGATCGATAATGGTCAGCGTGATGGTAGGCGTTGGGTCTTGCGCCACCGCGTCCTCAAGCAACATTTGCCCGAGGATCAGCGCCTTCCATTCGTTGATATTGACTGAATCACCGACCTTTTGGCCCAGACCCGCACCATAATCAGTGTGAAAAATGTAATCCCCCGGATTGGTCATTAACCGCCGGAGAACCCTCTGCTTGCCGCGCTCGGTGCTTTCAACGGGACGCAGATCCCCCGTCGGCGAGGTGCTCAAGTCACCGCCTATATAGTGATAAATGTCCTTCATGGATCACCCGTCTAGTTGACTTGCTGGTTCGGACTGCTGGTATTGCTGCCTTGTCCGTTCTCGTGGTGGGTATGGCCGTTATAGGTGGTACGCAACGTGTTTACCGACCCGACCGACTGGTTCTGGTCATAAATGTCTTTCACCACTATCAGGTTTTCGTCGACAGTGACGTCGCCACCGCTGAAATGGTGGGCGGGAGCGGTATAAGTGATTTTTTTGGCCGAACTCACCAGCACCTGGCCGTCATTGGTGAATTTCAGCAGCGAGCCGGACTGATGTACCAGCCAGAACTCGCCCGACGGCACGGCTGGGGGTCGGTCAACATCATTAAATAACTGACCTGCTGCTACGCCGTTGCCGATGTTGAAAGAGTCCGGTTCGATAACCACCACCGCGCCAATCACTGGTCCCGTCACCAGCCCCCAGCCATTACCGGCCCAGGGCGACTGCAGAGGGATCCATCCGGTTTCCTCGCCGGTTGGCTGGAGTTGAACTTTGACGGCATAGGCATCGGGATCGTAAGCCGTGATAATGCCCTGCCGCATTCCGGTATCTCCTGCGGTTGCCTGCATCGCTCGACCGGCAATGGCGTTCATTAATGCTTTCATGATGAGGTATCCAGTGCTGGGCTATGATTTTTGCCTGAAATCGACATGGAATAGCCGGAATCCCAACTCAACGTCCGACGCACGCTGTCGCAGTAATAGGTCTGGTCGAAAGGGCTTTGAGTCCCTTCAATGCGGATCAGCGTTTGCGGCGTCAACAGATTGTCCCCCGCCGTTGAACCGATGAATTTCATCTCGTGTTGGGTGATGCTGTTATAGATCGACAGCGCAAGGGCATCGGCCGCCTCCGGGGATAATCCGTTGCGGACGATACTGTACAGCTGCGGCTGATCGTCTGAACCGGTGGTCGTGGTTTTAGGATATGTGGCAACAAACTGCTGGTTTTTGCGTTTCGAATTCCAGCTTTTTACCTCCACCTTGACCCCTTTCGAAATCGTCAAGGCGCGGGTAAATTGCAAATCATCCGACACGTTACATTGCGAGTAAGCCAAAGAACCCGGCGGCTGCCAACGGATCACATAGTTATCAGCCTTGGCGACGTCTGGGATTGGCTGGAAAAAAAGGTTGCTCCCTTGCACGTAGGTGGTATAGCCCTCAATCGCCGCCAGCTGATTGAGCAGATCCCATTCAGTTTGCTCGCCGGTCAGGTGCGCCGAATCAATCTGATAGAACTCACCAAATCGCCCGCTGGTAGCCGTCACTATCGGGGTCAGGCCGTGTCGCTGTGCCAGCAGGCTGGCAATCTGCGAACTGGTGTAGTTCTTAAAGCTTTCTCCGGCTGACCTGGCGTCAATAAACAATCCTGTAAAATCGCGCCCGCTGGCGATGATTTCAAAATGCGCCGGGTTGTACTCCCAGCTATCGATATTACCGATGATCAACGTCTTATCATCGGTACCCGCGGCAGTAGCCAGCTTTACAGACAGCTCGACCTTAATGGTGGTCTGCGAAGACCAGTAATTTTGCAGCCCCATCGCAGCCGGTAATGCCGAGGTCGCCAACGTCAGATTAAATGTCGAGGCGGATTTGAAGGCATTACTTTCCACGTCAAACGACACAAAAGGCACCTCGACGCCGTTTAAAAGACAGCGCCCTCCCACGCTCCGTGCAACAGAGGTAATTATCGGGTTGTTTAAATCCATTGTTAGCTCGATTCAAGTTCACTGGTGGGATTAGAGGGAACGCTTAGGGTATGGGTACCGGTGAGCATAGGGTCCGTGATGCCATTGACCGCCCCCAATCCCAGCCATTTGGTGACGTCATCGTAATATTCAGCCGCCAGCTGGAACAGATTACCGCCAGAGTGAGTCACGGTTTTCACGCCGTCAGCCGTTTGGCCGGACTGAACATTTTTACTCAAACGCCCTAGCACGCTTTGCAACTGGTATAACGCGGGCAGCTGCACCGCGGTTTGCGCCTGAGTCGCCAGATTGGTGATCGTTTTGGCAATCGGATTCCCCGGCACCAGCCCGCCAAGCGTGGCAATTTTATTCGCCTCGGCTTCAACCTGAGTAATCGACGCGGTCACCGCCTGTTGCGCTGCAACGATTGGCCGAACTATTGTCTGAACCTCTTCAATCGTTGCATGAGCCAGGTTTTGCACCCCGTTGATTGCCGATTGCATGGTATTGATGGTGGACTTCACCTCGCCGAGGGCCGACGTAGCACTGTTCGTCGCATTGCTCACCGCCGAAGAGTTAACTATGGTGGCAAGCCCCAAAGCAGTACCGAGATCGCTTTTGACCAATGCATCGAGCGCGCCGGTCAGCGTATCCGCTTTCACTGGCGCATCCGTGCGTTCGACAATCGCCAGCTCGAGGGTATAAGGCCGGCGATAGAGATACTCAAACACCGGCACAAAACGCGTAATCACGACATTAAAACTGTAGGTGCCCAGCGTGAGTTTCAGCACTTTCCCCGCGTCGCGCATCTTCTCAAGCGTGGTGACGCGGTCGCCTGCTTTAGTCCCGCTTATGATGCCTGACCAGCTAAACGCCTCGTACTCCACGCCCAGCACATCGATGACGCGCTTGCCACCGATCATCTGGTGAATAATCGTTTTTTGTTTAGCTGGGATCGACAGACGTTCGGGGACTTCAAAATCAGCGAACTGGAAGTCGCCGAGCTTTAGACGGGTCGTGGTGGTATCTGTTGCCGGGGCTAATTTATTCAGTACGCTTAATACCGACATATAAACTCCGTTAGTTGGTGGCCAGCTTGCTTACCGATCCAGGCAATATCCCGAACTGGGAAGCGTCAAAACCGCTGACGCTATTTCTTGGTTTCGCGGCCTCCCTTGCGAGATAGGTAGCCGTGCCCTCGCCGACCTTCTTGCCATCCAGAATGGAGTTAACTTGAATAGTAATAGGCTGCTTTGAGGCGGAAGGCACATCTGGAAATTGGGATAAGAGAGATATTCCGGGCTTGGGAGACAACGGTTTTAAATTTGCATCGCCATAGTAATAGGGCTGCTTAGGGTTATTTAGCGCCCAATTTCGTCTTTTAACCCTGTCAAGTTCAGCCATCTCTTCGGACTGTGTCACGCTATGGCCCGCATAACCTACGCCTGCAACCACTACTGCAGGTGCCGCGATATCAGCCACAAAAGGTAAGGCAACGTCTTCCAGAATCGGCAACGCCGCTCTTCCCAGCGCCGGCAATTTGTTTTTTGCCACATCGATGGCCATACGGCCAAGATAGCCACCGGTTCGTTTAAGAGGACCGCTAAGCGCAAGTGCTGATTTCTTAAGCAGGCTTTTAACTCCAGGCACTTGTGAAGCCAGCGCGCTACCCAAACCAATTTGGCTGAGTAAAGGGTGTTTATTGATAAAGCTTGCAGCATATTCGTTGGCTTCAGACCAGTATCCATTGATTTTCTTGAATGCTGGCATGATGCCAGTATTTAAAGCAGCAGAGAGCTGAACATCCTGTTTGCTTTTTTCAAGCTGCTGTTTCGCCAGTAACACCCGATTTTGAGGATTATCTACCACCGCACTAACGCCTAGCGCGCTTTCGTAACCGGGCTGCGTTTTATCCATCGTGTCCATAATCTGGTTATAGATTTTTGCCCCTGGGCCGCCAAAAAGAATGCCGTTTTCACGCTGAATATCTGCCGAACTGCTGATGCCTTGGGCTTTATATAGGGTTCGTAGCTGCTGCGCATAACTTGATACGTCTGAGTTTTGAAGCGCGCGTAAACTCTGGGATTGTCCCGTACCTTTGGCATTGGCCATCCCCAATTTGATCATTTCTTGACGAGAAAGGGGCGATAAAGGCGACTTGCCATTAATCGAGTCAGAGGCTTTTTGCAAACCGTTGGCCGTTTCATCACCACCAAGATTGCTGATAACAGGTTCAAGAACGCTGAAAAGCGCATGCAGATTTTGGTTATGGCTGGCCACATTTTTGTTGGCGAGAAATGCCTCGGTTTTCTTCTCATCGATAGTCTGGCCGGTGCCCTGAGCATATTTAAACACGCTATCGACAATTTCAGTGGCAAGCTTAGGCTGGTTAACCGCGCCCATTGCGACAACCAATCCATTGATAGCTTTGCGATTATCATCCTTAGAGGCATCGTATGAGTCATCCCCCATCGTTGAGGCGACATCATAGCGCGAGAGAATCGGTACCATCATTTCTGCCGCTTGCAACGACTGGTCTTTGCTAAACCCAGGGTTAAACGTTTTTTGCGCCCCCGCGAGTATGCTCATCCGGTCCAATTGTGAGGTGCCGGGAATGTAGTTGTTAAAAATGTAATCTTGCGCCTGTTTTATCTGCTGGTTGTTGACACCTCGCGTCCTCATACTCTCCAACAGACTTTCATAGGCCAGGCCAACATCATTAGCCGCATTGAGCTGGGTGGCGATATCCTTGCCTTTATCCCAAGCCTTCTTGAACTTCTCCCATTTTGATTCACCTTCGTCCGCAGACTTTTTTTCTTCCGGGACTTCATTTTCTGGTTTTTTGCTTCGCTGGCTGGCTGGCCTCCTCTTGCGATTCTTGCCGCTTTTGTCGCGACGACCAGGATGGCCCCTATTTTTAGACTTCATAGACAACCTCATGCGTAGCAATAAAAACCCCAGCGCCATGGCCGGGGTTGTTGAAAACATATCGAAGCGCAAACTTTTTGACCGGAGATTACCGCCGGTTTGATAAGCCAGGCTCCTCAAACTGTTTTGTCGCCCAGTCAAATTTATTGCCCTCAAATTCGCTAAACACCACTGCCATTGCGAATCTTTCATGCGGCAAAAGTTCATCGATTTTAAAGACAACATGAAATGGAACCCCGTTTTTCATCAGCCAGCATTGGTTGCGAAACTCGGGGTTCTGGGCTAGTTTTTTGCGGCGTTGTTATCCAGTGGATTGGCGTTCTCTTCGCCAGCTTGCTGGAACATAAACGCCTGTACCGCGTTTAGCCCCGCTTTGCCTAACACGCTGAGCATACCGTTAATCTGCAACTTGTTGGTGGGAACGGCATACTTCTCGCCGTCAATTTCCTCAACCTTAGCTGCCGGGAAAACGTACATATTCATGTATGGCATATTTACCGCGTCTTCCGCACCCGCAGCGCAAAACACTCTGGCTTCCTGCACGGCATCAAGCTCGCGGATCTTGATGACACGGCCGTGCACGTCCGTAACGGTGCCGCTCTCTTCCCTTTGCTGCTGCAGAGACTCGTCTTTATCTGCGTGAACGTTTAACTTGGCCATTTTTCTCTCTCAATCAGGATACGCGGATACGACGTTGTGCAGTGAAGGACATCACCTGACGGACTGTCTGGTCGCCAGATTTTTTACCCGGCTCGGTGAAATGGATCTGCACGTTGGTATAACGCCATACGCTGACTGAACCATTCACTTCTTCAACCGTTTCAGTGATAGTGCCCGCAGCGCGGTTAACGCCGTTGTAGTAGTCGGCTTCCCACTGTGCCCACCAGGCATCCAGGGTCGCATCTTGTCGTTCTGCCTCAATGGTGCCAACCCAGTTTTTAGGGATCAGCAGCTCATCTGTCAGTCCGTTAAGAGGCGTGATTTCCAGGCTCGAGACCTTGGGCATGGCTTCAAAGCTAATAACCTGCGGGATGCGCAGAGTTCCGTAGGCGGTAACGATATCAATCGCGATATCGCGGCCAAGAGTGTATCCATTTTGCGGCATAGTATTGCTCCCAATATAAAACCCGCCGTGGCGGGTCTTGAAGTGATTAGTTGGATGCTGAGTTAGAAACCGAGAGGGTGACGCTGCCGCCGCCCTCGAGGTTAATCAGGAAATAGCGCACGACATTCAGGTATTTAACGGCGACATCGGCCTGCATATAGCCAAGCGCTACCTGAGAGTCCGGGTTGTTGGTGGAGTCCAGCGTGACGGAGAATGACGCACCGCCGTTCGGGTCGCCAATCATGCCCTGATCGTCAAGGTTTTGCAGGAACGCCTCGATGGTGCTCTTGGTTTCGCGACGCAGGTCCGCAGTCTGATTCTGCCCGACCACATCGCCAAAACTCGCAGCCAGCGTCAGCGAAAGGTAGTTGGTCATACGGGTGTAGGTATCGTCGTTTTGACTTGCGGTCGAGCTGGTATTACGCCCCGAACGAATGCCAAAGTAACTGCCGCCCGGGCAAGGATTAGTGATGACGTCCAGTCGCGCCGAGTTGATTGAGCCAATTTCTGCCAGCGAATAAGGCTGGTTAGCCAGGCTGCGCTGGGTAGAAACGATCGTGCTAATTGACTTGTTTAGCGTCGACACACTCGGGCTACGCGAGGCAATATTTGCCGCCTCGAAGGTTGCCGGTTCGACCATGCGGGTCAGGCCATTAACGCTGTCCAGCCAGTACGTCCAGTCACCGACCATCGCCTTGAAGTTCCAGCTATCGACACCTGCAGTATTGAGCAAGGTCGCCGCCGAGGCGTAGGTAGTCCCTGCTGAAAACTGTGAAATCGCATAAGAACCTTCGCTTGCGGCAAAGGTATTGACGGTTGGCCACAGAGTCGTGGTGGTCAGACCCACCAGGTTGATTACCTGCGAGTTAGTGCCACGCAGTGCATACATCCCCTCGCGGGTGGTGCTGGTGCCGTCGGTGCCGATTAACGTGGTGTCAGTGATTGAAGCCACGCCATCTGTACCGCCGCTCAGCGTATAGGTTGTGGCAACATCGGGCAGCGCAGTACTGGAACCCACGGTAGCAATGGCTAGTTGACTTGCACCACGAACGCTGGTCTGGCCGTTGTTCACTGCACTGACCAGGTTAGCCCAGAAGGTCGCGCCAGAACCGGTAATGTTATCGAACACCTCGGCAGTCTGGCCCGGCAGGTAAATAGTCAACTTGTAGGAATCAACGGCCGTACCGGCAGTAATCATCGCCTGAATGCTGTTACCTGTCGTGCCGCTGTAAATCGCGGTCAGCGTCACGCCGGTTACCGGGGTGCTTGCCGCATCATTCAGCGCAACGCTGGCGGCAATATCGGTACCGTCGGTAACACGCACGCAGTTCAGATTGGTGGCACCCAATTGCAGGGAAATTGCCACTGCGGTAGCAAGATCGTATTTGCGATTTTGCTGGTTGCCGATATACAGGGCCTGATCGCTCGCCGACCCAATCTGGAATGGGCTGTTAACGGGTCCCCAGCTCGCGATACCGACCAGACCGAGGCCATCAGTCGCTACGCCATTAATGTATTGAGTCTTGGGTGCGACAACCTGGACGTATAAATCTGGCGCGGTCAGCGCAGAGGTGTTCAAACTGCCAGCTTGATAAATCGGCATGGCTATCTCCAAATGAAAAACCCGCTTCATGCGGGCCTGATGTGAAATGAGAGGGTGTTATGCTGCGCGTTTAATCACGTATACGGCGAGTTCGCCGGCAAGGATGTCTTTGATAGCATCCTCGTCAGTAATCTCGTCGCCCACCTGATAATCGGCAAACGCATAGCGGGTGACCAAGATATAGCCGAGGCCTGAAGCCGCCGCTGCCGAGGGAGATGCTGCGCTTACGGGCGCAGTGGTGCCTGACGCGTTAACGTCATCGGTATCTGACATGATTACTCCTGATGATTTAGAGGGTGTTGGTGTGGTCGTTGATGCTCATAACTGGCGCTACTACCTGTGGCGCCGAGAGAGTTTGCGAAGTGGCGTAGTTCACCGAAAATACGATGTCACGCCGATAAATCTGGGTGTTCTGTGAATACATGGAGCGGGCATAGACCATAAAGGCAGGCAAATTATCAGACAGGGTGAGATCACTGTCGATTGACAGCGCCGCGTCCAGTGCACTGCCCAACGTATCGCGCAGCGCGGTGGTTGGCGCCCAGACCGTCACACGGTAATCTTTGGTTTGCCTGCGTAATTCCCGCGCCTCAGAGCCTACGCCCCCTATCCTGGCCGTAATTTCTCTGGCCTGTGGAAGACTGATAACCGCGTCAACATTGCTGGCGTTGGGGATAAGCGTCGCCAGCGCGGTGGCTATCGACGTCAGCGTGTCGGTAGACTGCACCGAATAGTGATACCCCGTGCCATCAACCAAAAAATAAACGTTTTGCGGAATTGAAACCGTGCCTGAAAGCGTCACGGATGTATCACTTACCGTCGCGACAATCGAAGGATCACCGCTGGTCACCAACCGGTAGGGTCGCCCCAGCGCGGTAGCCATTTTTTGTTCCTCATCCATCGGGAATATCGATACATGGGAAGTGCCAGCCAGGATATCGGTGTCGAGCGTGCTATGAAGTGGCCAGCCAGCATAAACGTTGACCGCTGTGTCAGTAATGCTGGCCGAGCCGGTGCCGTTGGGGTAAATAATTGCGGCTACCTGCGCCGTAATGACATTGAGTATTTCTGATGGATCAGCCATATCACAAGATTGCCTGCATTGCGGTGATGCGCCTTTGGGTAGCAAGAAGCCGGGCGCAGGAAATGGCGTCACATAAAATGACGTCAGTGTTGATAATAGAAAGTCTGGAATGTGCTCAACCTGAGTGATGCGTATTGAGCGAGTGGTCGTTAGTGAGGCGTTGAGGTGTCTTTTCTTGAAGAGAGATAAGCACGAAGAATTTCCGTTCTCTTCTCGTCTTCCTCCTGTTTGGCCTTCAGTGCCTGACGATTTCCCAGGTATGACCCAAGCGAAAGCAGCGCACCGAAGACGGCACAAAATACATAAATCCATTGTTCAGTTGTCAGGCCAGCCGCGCTGGCAAGGGCGGTAATCGTCGCCCAATAATGTGTCCAGAATCCGTCACTGTTTTGATTCATCTTCATCATCTCCACCACACACAGACGTCGGGTGTTTGATTTTGGGCATAAAAAAAGCCCTCGCATTTCTGCAAGGGCCTCTGTGTTTGTTTGGCGTGGAGCTTTGTACGCTTTAATTTTCAAGCTTAGATGAAATATACAGTTTCATTTCTAAATTTACAAGTAATTTTTAAATATTTTTCGATAAACTTTCATTGATAGGTATTTTTTACCTATATTTCGCGTTTTATTGCAAAAAACATCTCTTCTTCCAGGATCTCTTCGCACCACACCACGCGCTTTCTAGCCGCCTGGATATCAAAGCCGGTGTGATAATGAATGTCCTGGGCGATATTTTGCACCGTGCGCTGTTCGCAATAGCGTTTAATGGCAATAGATCGAATCGGGCTATCGCGCCTGATTTCTTGGTGTAAAACGGATTCAACGAACGCTGCATCATCCGTTTCGGAGATCGAAGCGATCATGCCGCTTATCGAGGAACCCGGCAGGACAATGCCACGCGCGACCTTGAACAGCTCCTCACCGCGATAGCCTTGCTGGTAAAGATCCTTCACCACATTAATAATCCTTTCTGCCCGGTCGTGACTCCACTCGGAACGAATCATTAATCGACCAATGACATTCACACAGCCTGAGGGGGCGTCATCTCCTCCCAGATGTTTTCCCCATAAAGAAAGCATGTAACGAGTCCAGACTCGCTGAGAAGGCGTAATCGTTCTGCGTCCGCGACACCACACGCGGCGCAGGTCTGCTTGTTTTAAAACGGCTGGCAGCGCATAAATTGCGTCTTGTTTTTTCATTACTTTCTCCAGTGGTTCCAAATAGCCTCAGACAAAATCATTTCCAGCGTTATAAAACGCGAGATAATTCTTTCGCAGGCCGAGTTATCAAATGATTTTTCCCAGGACGCTAACCCACTGGCTGCTTGCTTTAGGGCGGCGTTTGTTTTCTTCAAGCAAGGCGGACACGGACCATGAAAGTCGGTCATGGTTAAGTTGCCTGCGGGTTTGAATGTTGCGTGATTGATACTGAAGGATTAATTCGTCGGCTTCTGCCGTGCTGAGGTTTTCATAAATAAACCAGCTTCTTTTCATAAGGTCCCCTTAGCCCCTGTCTGGCACCAGGCTCAGCCAGGGATTTGTCCTGGTTAGCAGGTTCAAGACCCATTAATGACGGGATAAATAGAGGTTTAAACAAAGGTTTAAATTCGCTTTGCAGCGACGTGGGACAAAGTCCGTTGTGAAAAGAGCAGTGATCATTGACGAGATAATCGTGGTATGAGTTTGGCCAGTGAACCTAGCCTCCTGCTGACCGCGCTATCTTTTAACCGCGATTTCCGATACTTTATCGGCAATCCAGTCTCGTACTTTCGGTACATACTACATTCGTACTGAAAGTTTTTTCAAGTGGTTTATTATCGTACTCATGGTTCGAACTGAAAAATTGCGTGAAGAATTTGCTCAGAGGCTTGCGCAAGCCTGTAAAGATGCTGGGCTAGATGAACACGGGCGCGGGATGGCTTTATCCCGTGCGACAGGCCTTTCTTCAAAAGGTGTCAGTAAGTGGTTTAATGCCGAATCGATGCCGCGCCCTGCCATAATGGCTGAGCTGGCCAAGTTTCTGAAAGTCGATCCCGTATGGTTACAGCTGGGGATCACTACCGGCGGAGAAAGTAATGTCACGAATTTCAGGCCATACACTCAGGGAGTGAAGTATCCCGTGCTCAGCAAGGTTCAGGCTGGCGCCTGGAATGAAGCTATCGAAGCATACAATCTCAAAGATATCGATCTCTGGTTAGAGTCGGAGGCCCATATTCAGGGTGAAGGATTCTGGTTACTGGTAGACGGCGATTCAATGACCGCGCCAATGGGGTTAAGCATTCCGGAAGGCACTTTTGTGCTGTTCGATACTGGAAAAGAGGCAACCAACGGCAAACTGGTCGTGGCGAAACTCACCGACTTCAATGAAGCAACCTTCAAGAAGTACGTTATCGACAGTGGCCAGAAATACCTGAAAGGGTTAAATCCCGCCTGGCCGATGGTGCCGATTAACGGCAATTGTCGGATCATTGGCGTCGCGGTCGAGACCAAGTTCAGACTGCTTTAACAGCCTTTAACTCTATACCCAGCTCTGGTGCTGGGTTTTTTAATTATTACAATCAATGATTTTTTCCCCCTGCCCTGAAGTTCTCTTTCGTTTCCAAAAAATCATCAATCCTTTCAACAATTAAAACCAAAAGTACATTTTATATTTCTTAATTTGTACTTTTAGCCTTGCCTAAATCGTACTAATGGTTCAATATTTCTTATCGAAATCGTTTAAAGGTTCATTTAAGAACCACGAATTCATCCCGCTCTTTATAACGGTGAATATTTTACCTACGTGGCTGAAAAGCCAAAATAAAACCTAGCATTGTGCCTTGGCCCGCGGGCTTTATACACCTTGATCGCTCAGGAGATAAGCATGACTCGAAGAACGCTTTTTAATGGCACCGCCGCCACTCGCCGACGCGAGAGACGCCTGCATTTGCAAACGCTGTCGGTCAACGACTTTAGTAAAGATTTGGACGTCACGCCGGGCCGCCCGAGCCGGGTAGAACTTAGTTGTAAACGCAAACCGATAAACCGGGTTGATAAAGCATTATCAGTGCGCGAAACACGCTATTACCCAAGCGCCGACAACCTTTGCCTGCCACAGGTTGCCCTCTATGCCGTTGCACCGCGCAAATAATCCTAACCCCGTTGATACGGGCCACTTAATGACTTAATCCCGCCGCCTTGAGCGGTTTTTTTTCGCCTAAATAACTGATAAGGAATGAATGATGAGTACCGATACCGGAGGTCAGGCCTTTCCCCGGCCTTACAGCAAAGATGATTGGCTTGAGGAACATAACTACGCCCAGGATGGGATGACGCTGCGTGATTACTTTGCCAATAACGCCATGCTCGGCGCGATTATTACGCAAGGAACCGCCGTATCGAACAATAACTACGCCGATACGAGCGCAGCCTGTTACGCCATCGCCGATGCGATGATCGCCGAAAGGAATAAATCATA